CAGGCATGGTGTCGGGCGGCAAGTCAGGGCTCTCTCGATGCGGTCTGCTCTGCCGCCGGACTTCCTGCCGGCTGCTATCCCTGCGCTCAGTGAGGAGGATCACATGCTGACCGGACTCTTCATCCTGACCCTGACACTTTGGATCGCCAAGCCGTTCCGGTAAGGAGACGAACATGAGAACCAAGATCCTCGCGCTGGCCCTCGGGCTCGCCCTCGTGGCTAGTCTGGCAAGCGCAGAACTGGGCTATCGAAAGGTAGTCTCTAGTTCAGCCGGCGCAGACACCATCACCATCAAAGCTAGCACGCTAACCGTGGTAAACGACGGTGCTAGTGTTATCTACGTGCGCGTGTTCTGGGAAGGTGAAACCCCAGTCGCGGCCACAAGTGCAAGCGCAGAGATCAAGAGCGGAGAAGGCTTCACCTTCAGCCGAGCCGTGAACATCGACGCTATTTCGATCATCTCAGCTAGCTCGTCCACAGTCAGACTGTTCTATTGGTAAGAAAGGAGCTAAACCCATGCCCTGCAAGGGAAAAGGCAAGAAGTCCAGTAGCAAGAAGTCCAAGAAGTAACGAACTCAAAAGTAGGCGGAAATAGGATTGCCGAGAACACCAGGATCGGGCCGGAAGAAAGGCACCCCAAACGGCACTACCCGTGCGGCTAAGGAGTTCTTGGCCGAGCTCTGCGATGATCCGGAGATTCAAGCCGTCATCAAGGAACGTATTCTGGCAGGAGATACGGTCGGCTTCTTTCGGGCTTTGGACAAGATCCTGCCCGATCCGCCTCGCAAGTATGACGTTGATCTGAATGCGGAGTGGGTGATGGTTTTGCCCTCAGGTGACGACGTTGGCTCAGGCAATTGAATGGGCAAGCGAACCGCAAAGGGCTTACGTCAAGGCGAAAGCTCATCCTACTCTTCTGGTAGGTGGGTACGGCTCGGCAAAGACTTACGGTGCTTGTGTCAAATTACACCGGCTGATGAGCAAGTACCCGGGGAGTCGATGGGCGATCATTCGCAGGGTCTTCAAGCAGTTGAAGGCTACGACGATGGTGACGTTCGACCAGATGACGCCCGCTGAGGTTCTGCGGGCCAGGAATGACCAAGATGGCACGCGGGAGTTTGTCAACGGCTCTAGGGTGATCTTCCTTGGGCTAGACACTCCTGGGAGCATGGGCGTCCTTCAAGGCCTAGAGATCAACGGGGCGTTCGTGGATCAGGCCGAAGAGATCAGCGAAAAGACGTGGGATACGATTGACGCTCGTGTCGGGCGCTGGACAAAGCTTCCTGTAATGCCTGAGCGTTGGCTCTTTGCGTCTGCCAACCCTACCGATGAGCTGCACTGGCTGTTCGAGAGGTTCGCCGAGGAGAGCCCACAGCGTGAGACGTGGAGGGCTAAGGGCTATGAGTGCATCGTTGCGGACAGCCGCAGTAACAAGTTCCTGCCCCAAGCTAACCTTGATGCTCTACTTGGCAAAGACGACGAGTTTCAGCGCAGATTTGTACGCGGTGAATGGGGCAATCCAGAGGGGCGGATCTTCACTGTTGATCCTCTCAGTTACTTGGAGCCCACCGAAGAACTGCTAAACAAGATCATTCAGGGTATGCACCTGCACCGCAGCCTTGACCATGGGGACAGCGCGCCTACGTGCTGCCTGTGGGAAGCGACGGATGGGGATGGAAACATCTTCGTGTACCGTGAATACTACGTGCCTGACAAGCTCGTGAGCGACCACAGGCGGGCTATCGTGGTCATGTCAGGTAGGGAGGTTTACCGTAGCCAGCTTGCGGACCCGAGCATCTTCCATAAGACAGCGCAGAAGTACGGGGGCAAGTGGAGCATCTCTGACGAGTACGCGGACGCTCAGGTCATGCCGCGTAACACGGCTCTGTTCTGGAGCCCGGCCGACAATGCTGAGATGACTAGCCGTAGCCGGATCAAGGAATACCTGCGCGTCGATCCTGAGCACTTGCACCCAATCACGCGGGAGAAGGGCAGTCCTCGGCTGTTCTTCCTGCGTAAGAGTCATGACCATCCTAGCGGTTGTGACCGTGCCATCCTCGAGCTGAAGAGTCAGAAGCGGGTCAAGGTTGAGGAGGCAGGTGGACGAGACGTGTATAGTGATGATCGGGACGATACGGTGCCTGACCACGCTTACGATGCGCTCAAGTATTTCGTGGTGAGCCGGCCGAGTGTGATGCGTGAGCCGAGCAAGGCTCCGGGTCTGATGACTTGGCAGGGCTACAGTAACTACATGAAGAAGAGTAATCAGCGTAGGCACGGGATGAAGGTCAAGGAAGGGTGGTACTGAGTTGGATTACGAAGCCTGGCAGTTGAAGCGTCGGGACTGGTCGGAGAAGGAGAAGGCGGAGCGGAGTATCAACTGGCAGCAGTCGCGCGCTCCTATTCAGGCTGCTATCACTGAGCAAGCGATTCGGGAGCTGTTTGACAGGGTGGAAGTGCTGGAGTCTAAGCGGGGGCCGGGGCGTCCACCTAAGCAAGAGGCTGAGTAATGGCTAGCGAGCCCGACAAGGTAGTCGCCCTTTGGATGAAGCGAATCCGGGCCGCAGAGAAGGCCCGCGAGGAGTGGGAATCCAGGTACGAGGTTGTCCGCTGCCGCGAATATTGGGCTGGTATCCAGCGTGATCAGCCGACAGACAACGCGGGCGACCGCATGGCGCAGGTGAATCGCATCCTGCCTACCATTCGGACTCGCATTCCCAGCCTGTACTTCTACCACCCCTTCGCTCGGGTCGTGGCGAGCCCGGCCAAGTCTGATACGGCAGGTGAGACGGTAGACGACAAGGCGCAGCTACTTCAGGACACGGCTAACAGCCTGCTTCGTGACCCTCGCTGCGGACTGAAAGAGCAGACGCTCCTCGCGCTGAAGGAAGCGCACTGGGCTTTCGGGTGCGTAGAGGTGGGTTACTCGGCCGACTTCATCGACAACCCTGCGCTGAAGGACGCTGCGCCTCCGCTGAAGGAGGAGGAGAACACCGAAGGCGTGGGCGCGTACAAGCAGGTTGTTCAGGACGAGTGGTTCTGGACTCGCAGGATTCCCCCGCGCCAGATCATCGTGTCCTCGCCCGAGAGTACGGTGGTCGAAGAGAACGACTGGGTAGGCTACTGGGAGTACCAGCACGTTGAGGATGTGAAGAAGGCCACCGCGTACAGCAACACGTCTAGCTTGAAGGGCAGCGGGGACGTGGACAAGCGCGAGGGTGCGACAGAGACCTCGGCGCAGGACGTAAAACTCTACAAGGTATGGGATCAGCGGACGAAGAAGCGGTTTGTGTTCGCCGAGGGGCATGACAAGAAACTGCTCGAGCAGGAGTATCCGAGGCTGCCATTGTTCTTCCTGCGCTTCGAAGTAGAGCCTGACCGGTTCCGACCTGTGCCGCCCATCTACAACCTGCTAGGGATACAGGACGAGTACAACGATTCACGCGAGTTCCTGCGAATGCAGAGGAAGACTCGCGTGGCGCGGTACACGGTGCAGGAAGACGGCGTGCTACCCGAGGAAATGCAGAAGTTCGAGGATAACGAGCCGAACGTCTGGATCAAGCGCCGCCAGAACACGAGCGGGGATGTGATCAGCCCGGTCATGCAACCCAACATGAGCGACTCTGCCATGCAATCCCTCGTGCTAAGCAGGCAGGAGTTCGACGAGTTGAGTGGGGTAGGCGCTGAGGCGAGGCAGCAAGCGACGAGTGGCACGGCTACCCAAGCGGCCATCATGAATCAGCGTCAGACGATCAACGATTCGTTCGACCGCTACACCGTTGCGACCTGGCTGGCCCAGATCATCCGAGAGATTGTACTTATTGCAATCGACAAGATGACGTTGCCCAAGTGGATCACGATAAACAGTGACCAGTACAGCCCGGCATTTCAACAGGATGCCATGATCATCGCGGGTATGCACCAGCAGATTACGATGCAGAACTTGCAGGACGCACACGACGATCTGCGATGGGACGTGACGGTCGATGTGGAAAGCCTGAGTCCTGTATCTGAGCAAGAGAAACAGGC